GTTCGCAAGGTACTACAGGTGGTACTGGTTCGCAAGGTACAACAGGTGCGCAGGGTACAACAGGTGGTACTGGTTCGCAAGGTACTACAGGTGCTCAGGGTACAACAGGTGGTACTGGTTCGCAAGGTACAACAGGTGCTCAGGGTACAACAGGTACTACAGGTGCTCAAGGTACTACAGGTGGTACTGGTTCGCAAGGTACAACAGGACCTACTACATATCCTGCCAGCGGACAAGTAGCAGTTTCGTCAGGTAGTGCTTGGACTACATCAGCCGGCGGTCAGATGTTCTCGCTCGGTGTTGGTATTGCCGCAGGTGCAACTCAAGGATCAATCCTTGCAACTAATAACATCACAGCATATGCAACATCAGATAAAAAATTCAAGGAAAATATACAAGATATACCTGACGCATTAACCAAAGTGTCTGCTATTGGAGGTAAAACCTTCGATTGGACTGATGAGTATATCGAAAGTCAAGGCGGGCTTGACAGTTATTTTAGAAGGAAGACTGATTTTGGTGTTATTGCTCAAGACGTTGAAGAAGTATTTCCAGTTGCGATTAGAGTCAAGAATGACGGCACGTTGGCTGTTGATTATGAAAAATTATGCGTATTGTCATTTGCAGCCATTAAAGAACTAAAAGCTGAACTAGATCAATTAAAGCTAATTGTTCAGAATTTGACAAAGTAAAAATCTGTAGTTATAATTACTAGGCAAGAACAACCTTGATTCTTATATTTCTACATGAATCTACAAACAAAAATTAAAAAAACCGGTTTAGTCAAAACAGTACTGGATGCAGGCGGCAGCATCCATCCATTAATAATTCCTGCCGAATTTACTAACGGAACGGGATTAATGAATCCGTCAATTTATTTAGATGGAGATAAATTATTAATCAATATCCGTCATGTAAATTATACTTTATATCATTCTGAACATAAGAGATTTCAGCATATATATGGACCGTTACAGTATCTACACCCCGAAAATGATCTAACTCTAAGAACATGGAATTATCTATGTGAATTAGATGACAATTTAAATCTGCATAACATTAGAAAAGTTGATACTTCGGAATTTGATGTAACTCCTCTCTGGGAATTTATTGGATTAGAAGATGCCAGGGTAGTTCGTTGGGATGGAAAGTTATACCTTACTGGCGTTCGTAGAGATACTACAACTCATGGGGAAGGACGAATGGAATTATCTGAAATTGAAATCTCAGATAATACAGTTCGAGAAGTTCGAAGAGTAAGAATTCCTGCACCTGGTAAAAACGATACCTATTGCGAAAAGAATTGGATGCCGATTCTCGATAAACCATTTCATTATGTTAAATGGTCGAATCCAACAGAAGTTATTAAATTTGATCTCGATACCCTTCAAACGGAAACTGTATATTTAGATCAAACAAAGATTATTTCCGGAGTTCCGGATTTTAGGGGATCCTCCCATATTATTCCCTACGGAGATTATTATCTAGCACTAACGCACGAAGTTAGCCTCTTTAAACCCGTTGTGGGAAATAAGGATGCAACTTATAGACATCGATTTATTGTTTGGGATAAGAATTGGAATATTGTAAAATTCACCAATTCGTTCTCGTTCATGAATGCCGATATTGAATTTTGTTGCGGTGCTACTTTTTATAAGAATGATCTGTTGGTATCATTTGGATTCCAAGACAACTGTGCATTTGTTTTAAAAATTCCTCAAGATATCTTAAAGGAAATATTAGAGCTTCCGCCCCCTATAACAAGTACTATAAAAACAAATATTATAGAAACAAATACTGCATGGAAAAAATATCCATCTCCGACATTAGAAATCACTACGGTTATTCCAGAAAAAGGTTGTGTAGTTGATTGTGTATTCTGTCCTCAAAGAACTTTAGAAAAGGTTTATCAAGGTACACGAATTCTTACACTAGATAATTTCAAAAAACTTATTGATAAAATCCCTAAAGAAGTGCGAATTACATTCGCAGGATTTGTTGAGCCGTGGATGAATAAGTATTGCACCCAAATGGTTCTTTACGCACATGAGCAAGGGCATCCAGTTAGTGTCTTTACTACAGGAATAGGGGTTAGCATAAAAGATCTAGAAGCAATCGCACATATTCCTTACGATGGTGGTCCTAACGGAGGGTTTACCCTACATCTACCAGATAGTGAATTATTAGCCCGCCATCCAATTACTCCTAGTTACATAAAGACTCTAGAATGGTTAAAAGAACACGGACATCGTATTAAGAATTTTACCACAATGACTATGGGAGATGCAATACATCCCGATGTAGCTCATATTTTTAACTCGGCTCCGAGTTATCAAATGTGGAGTCGTTCAGGTAACTTAATTAAAGAGAGTCTACTAAAGCCTCGATTAGTTAATCTAAAAGATCGATGGAAAACTGTATTTCATGAAGACAATAACAGGACTTGTGGATGTGTAGAACACCTCTATCATAACGTAATGTTACCTAATGGAGATGTTAGCCTGTGTTGCATGGATTACGGTCTAGAAAAGATACTTGGAAATCTTTATACACAAGAATATGAAGAAATTATACCAATTGAAAATACCTGTTTTAGTCTATGCAATTTTTGTGAGAATGGAGTTAATCCTAAATCCCTATGAAAACTTTAAAGAATTATATCGATAATTTTAATAATGCTGAAGCAAATTTTAACCTGGGATTAGAATATGAAATCCTAGGACAGACTGGTGCAGCAATTTCTTTCTATTTAAGGACTGCTGAAAAAGCAACAGATAGCATAAAACAATATGAAGCCCTTATACGTTGTGCACTGTGCTTTGAAAAGCAAGGTACAAGAAGTGGTACTGTTAAATCTCTTTACCAAAAGGCTATTGGAATATTGGTCGATAGACCGGAAGCATATTTCTTATTAAGTAGAATTTACGAAGCAAATCAAGAATGGCATGATTGCTACACCGTATCAAATCTAGCATTACAGATCTGCAGATTTGATCATAAACCTTTAGAATCTAATGTAAATTTTTACGGAAAATATTGTTTAATTTTTCAGAAAGGTGTTGCGGCCTGGTGGGTGGGATTGTGTGATGAATCGAGAGAAATCATGGAAGATCTAAAATTTAATCATTCTATGAATCAAATGTTTTCAAATGCAGTTGATAACAATATACGTAATTTAGGATATCCAAATACCATTTCTCCTTATACCAGCGATATGTTTAAAGATATTAGATACCGATTCAACGGATTAGAAGAGATTAAACAAAATTTTTCTCAATCTTATCAAGATATATTTGTGCTGTCAGTATTGAACGGAAAAAGAACCGGGTCCTATCTAGAAATAGGCAGTGCTGAACCTTTTAAGAATAATAATACCGCTCTACTTGAAACTGAATTTGGATGGACCGGAATATCGCTTGATATTAATGAAACAGTTGTTGACGACTTTTTAGAAACTCGTAAAAATCCAGTGTTTTGTGCAAATGCTTTAGAGGTCGATTATCATAAATTACTTATTGATCACGGGTACGAAGGAGATCTAGATTATCTACAAGTTGATTGCGATCCGCCTAGCGTATCTTTTGAAATCCTAAAGAAAATTCCGTTTGACAAACATCGATTTGCTGTAATTACTTTCGAGCACGATTATTACGCAGACCCTAAAATACGAGAACAATCTAGAAAATTTTTAACTTCGCACGGATATGAGTTAGTTGTAAGCGATATTGCGTATAATAGAGTTAATAGTTTTGAGGATTGGTGGGTTCATCCTGAAATGATAAACCCTGCAATTAAAAGATTAATGAAAGATACATCGGAAAAAGTTAAATTCTGTAGAAAATATATGTTTCCGACAAAGAAGCAATGGCCCTAGAATAGGGCCATTCTTTTACTTAGTTTCGACTTTAGGCTGAACTGCGGCATTAAGCTGCCTATCAATTTCCACAACAAGCCCTGCAACCATCTTATGCGGTAGCTCGCCGAGTCCCTGCCCAACGGTCATCCATGCTGAAATTGGCAAGGTGATGCTAACTTCCATTTTCGGATCAATTTGTGTTTGCTCGTTCATAAATTCTCCTATTAAAGCAACAGTTTATTTAGTGGTGTTAAATTAGCTCTAATAGTATTTCTAATTTTGTCTTGTTTATTTTGCTAAGGAGACTGGTTTTTACGCCTCGATGAAGTGGACGAGGCCAACTATCTAAACTGCACCAAGCATATCCCTTGTGCTCTTGATTAAGTGTAGGAATAAATTCTTTTTCAACTAATAATACATATGTATTATATTGAAATAATTGATCATTACTAGTAAACAGTTCCAACGGAACTACTTTTTTAATAGTTGGAATTTTTCCGACTTCTTCTGAAATTTCTCGAGTTAACGTGTCATAAGGAGTGGAATCAGCCGGTTCTCGTTTTCCGCCAACTAATCCCCAGGTATCTGCTGTTTTCCCCTGTGTACGCAAAAGGAATAAAAATCTTTTTGTATCTCTTGAAAGGAATAATCCCCCAGAACACACAATTGGGTTCATAGTATCATTCGCCAATCTGCGTTGTTGTAAATTCCTTCGAATGTCTTGGTCCATTGCGTACCGTCCCATTTATATTGTATTCCGGTATATGCATTAGTTATATATGTGACATTAGTATTGGTTTGAGAATCGAATAATATATTCCATTTGCTTCCATCCCATTGTATAATATTATTGGCATGAGCCATTATTCCATTTGGTTGATCAGATAATAGCGTTGTACTATTCCATGCAGACGGTCCTTGATTAAAATCATTGAGAAGAATATCTTCTAATATCAGATATCTTCTATCAACTGATAAATTGTTCAAAGTAGGATTGAAGGTTTGAGGATTAATAATTGCATCAATAGTGCCTCTACTATAGGCCGCTGTGTGGTCGACTAAAATCGTATTTGCTGGAATAGTATCCTGATCAAAGGTTAATTGCATCAATGATTCACTTGCCGAACTTAATGTCATATAAGCAACTATTTCAGTATTATTTGCCTTGGTTAATCTTAGCTGACTGAATCCCGGAATGAATTTTCCTGGATACAGGTCAAGTAAGTTTAACCACGAGGGTCTATTAGCAACATGTTCGACTGAGGTCCATCCGTCGCTAACATTTTGTTCGTTGATAGGAACCAATACCGCAGTATTGTTTAACACTAATAGATCAAAGTTATCAGGGGTAACTGTAATACGAGCATCTGGCTTGGTATCTCCGAAGACATTTCCACCCAGGAATGCGTCATCAAATGCACCGCCTTCGATTGAACCAGTAGGTTCAGTGAAGACATTAGTGATAATTTTTGTAATAATTCCTAACTGTTTTACCTTGATAGGCGGACTGATCCAAACTGGTGCGGTAAATTGTAATGTTGCAATGCTAAGGTCATTGTTTAGACCTTGCGGAACTGTTCTGCTTTCAAACACGCAATTGTCAGTAATCTCTAATACACTAAGGCTAGTCCAGTCGATGTAGTTGTCAGTGGTTTGTAATTCCATGCTAGGATTAAATAGAACCGTGATCTGTTCCCACAACTGCAATTTTTGATCGGTATTAGTAGTCCATATATCGGCATTAAACGTGATAACATATGGTGTAGGCATTAATCTTTCAATAGTATAATTTGCACCTTGTACATTGAGATATTCTTGACCTAAAGAATCATACGCTCTTTCTCTAATATTAAGCTTACTAACAAAGGTGGGATCCTGCATTCTTGCTCGATCGAATTTTAAATCTTTGATATAGCAAGCGATCATTGGCGCAGACTGAGAGACATTTTCGCTATTTTTATTAAGGATTGCAGCGACCTGCCTTGTCATATCTCCGTAACGAACCGGCACCTGAACGATATTTCCTGCAGCATCTTTATAAGCAAAATTGCTCATTAGACGCATGAACTGAGTTAGATATCGTTTAATCTGCCCATCATAAAAATGTTGTGCCATTAGTTGTCTGCCTTAGGTTTCAATGCTTTACTTAGTGATTGTCTTTCTGGTACAATCTCTCCTGCAATCGTTGCTGTATTAACGTTATTAATAAAGCTAAATTTCTGAGTTTGTCTCGTGGTGTCATTTGGTGCAGGGTTGCCGTCGGTTGGTTTGTTAGTCAGCGTCATGCGGACTTTATCTTCAAACATGATCCAATTTTTTCCATTCCAGCGGAACAATCTATTAGGAAAATAATCTGTTCTTAAATGAAATTGTCCTATTACATTTGCCAATGGAAATTCTATACCAAATGTATAAGGTGCGCCATTTGGTGGAATACCGTCTCCGGAAAGATAACCAATGTAGTAATTTCTAACCGGAGAGTTTAAAACCATTGCAGCATGTAGGGCAATGTTATCGTTATCTGCGGTATATCCGATCTCACTAGTGTCTTCAATATTAACAACTTCATCATTATCCCAAGAATAGATACTTTCACCTGCATCATAAGAATCTACAGTGCCCATTTCACGAACAGGAATTACAAAGTAGCTCTTAGTATTGTATCCGCTCAACGGGGCATCAGCTTCGGCCTGTGCAATAACGGCATTATTAATTTCAATACTTTGATTGTATGTGCTAAGAATATCTTTCAATGTACTGCCGTCTCCATTTCCGCTGTCCTGAGCAAAAATCTCAGCGTACTCTTGACTATCAACAAGTGGTTGACACTTGGCTCTAAGCAAATGCGGATACCATGTTTGACTAAATCCTGTACTCGGGCGAGTTACTTCTGTAATTACATAAAATCTTTTCAATGCTACCATTATTCCCGGAGCATCCATTGCATATTCATCTTTCTGATGGGGTAATTCTATAACATCACCCGCCATAACTTTGCGGCCAATCGCTTCTACTGTGCCGCGAAGATGAAAGTGTAGCAAAACTTCATCATTATTTAAAAACAGTCCAAACTGTGCTAAGTTGAATACTGTGTCCATCATGGTATATATTCCACGAACACGATACACATCAGGTTCATAGTGCCGATCACGATTCTCCATTAATAAGACATCTTGAATTCCTAATTCAGGAATAGGATTGGTATTCACAGGAACAGTAGGAGTGGCCTGTGTAGGATCAGGATTAACTGGTCCTAAATATTTGTGAATTAAGCAATCAGTGCCGCCTACTTGAAATTGTTCATTTATTAGGCGGTCAATAAGCTTAAAATCGTTGCCTTTTTCTGGGCGGTAAAGTGATAAGCGCGGCATAGTACTGTATTTATTGGATAAATATCTGTATGAACGACTTAGATAATGAGCGCCAAAAAGTAATCGACTACATTAAAACGTTCCTAGGCGACGGAATGGTAGACGTTGAACTAGATCCAGTGCACTATAATACAGCAATTGATAAAGCATTGCTACGTTACCGTCAAAGAAGTCAAAATTCTACAGAAGAAAGCTTCGGATTTATAACACTTCAAGTCGATCAAAATGAATACTTTCTACCAAAAGAAGTAATGCAAGTAAGACAACTCTTCCGTCGCAGCATCGGATCTCGTTCAGGCGGCGGCGACGGTGGTAGTCTATTTGAACCATTTAATTTGGCCTATACAAATACATACCTATTAAGTAGCTCAAATATGGGCGGTCTAGGCACCTATTTTGCATTTTCAAGCTATCAAAATTTAGTAGGTAAAATGTTCGGTAGTTTTATTAACTTTGATTTTAATCCTACTACAAAAAAATTACGTGTTAGCCAGCGTCCTCAAACAGAAGAAAATGTATTAATATGGATGTATAACTATCGACCAGATTTTAATCTATTTGAAGATACTTATGCAGGTATTTGGATTAGAGATTATGCATTAGCACAGTCTAAAATGATGTTAGGAGAAGCTCGCGAAAAGTTTGCACAAATTGCAGGCCCACAAGGACAGGTTAGTCTTAATGGCCAGGCTCTAAAGCAAGAAGCTCAAGCAGCAATTGATAAATTAGATTTAGAGCTAGTTAATAACTTCGATAATCAACAACCATTGACTTTTGTAATTGGTTAATATATTATAAGCCTATGATTATAGGTTTTGTTGGTTTTATTGGGTCCGGCAAAGATACCGCAGCGGATTATTTGGTAAATCATCACGATTTTCAAAGAGAAAGCTTTGCTAATTCTCTAAAGGATGCTGTTTCGGCAGTGTTTGGCTGGGATAGAGAAATGTTAGAAGGCAGAACACCAGAAGCCCGTCTGCAAAGAGAACAAGTTGATTCTTGGTGGGCAGATCGTTTAAATATGCCCAATCTTACTCCTCGCTGGATACTGCAATATTGGGGCACAGAAGTTTGTCGTCAAGGATTTCACGATGAGATCTGGATTGCAAGTTTAGAAAACAGATTGCACCGCCTTAATACAAATGTAGTGATTTCTGACGTACGATTCCCTAACGAAGTAGCAGCTATTAAAAACTCAGGCGGCATAGTAATATGGGTTCGTCGAGGGGAGCTTCCCAAATGGTATGACTTAGCTCTCAATGGAAAATCATTAATGCCCTCAATGTATCCCGG